ACGTTGGCGATTGCTTCGGAGTTGGTGACGCCGTCTCTGATCGCTCGCACGGCTTCCGCAGTGGCCTTGATCTGGACGCGTGCCTTGTTAGCCTCGTGCTTGGCTCGGTCGGTCACGCTTTCTCCTGCATCGGACATAACTTTTGCTCCCTTGCTCGCTTCAGAACGGCACTTCGTCGTCCGCCATCGCCTTCGCGTCAGCGTCGACGTAATCATCGAAATCATCCGGTGCCGCGCGACGGCCATCCAGGCGACGCCCGTCGGTGCGGCAGATCTGCACGTTGTTCAAAGCGAAGCTCACGCCGAGATTGCCGGTCTGCTGATACGCGAAGGGGGACACGGTCAGACGCGCCAGCTGCCCCGCCCAGACATCACCGGGCACCGTCAGCTCCTGGCGGTTGGCGTCGACGATCCCTGGGCGGTTCTTGGTCCACGGCCGGATGAACAACCCACCGGTGATGTTGTAGCCGTCGTATTTCTGATCCTCGCAGCGCAGGAACGGCAGCGTCAGCCGATCGACGAACGCCTTGTCCCTCGCCTTGCCGGCGCCCCACTTCTCGTCAATCGTTTGCGCCACCGCCTTCTTCATCGCGGCGAACTCCGGGGTGTTCTGCTGGGTCGGGTTCAGCAGCAGGTTGGCGCTGTAGCGTGGCTCGCCCCCGGGGATCACCGGCTTCGGCGTGAACAGCACGGGGAAGCTCAGGATCCCGATAGGGGTCCGCAGGTTGATGGCCATCGGCGTGGTCTCCTCTCAATGTCAATAACGGTGGCAGAACAAAATCCAGCAGGTATTTCAGGTCGAGGATCGCGAGGTACAGCGGGTGGCCTTCCGGCATGACGCCTTGCGGGCTGAACTCGACGAGCTCTAAAACCTCGATCGTGCGCGTCACCCGACGGCGCACGTCATCCAACGCACGGTGCGCGGCGGTTAGCGCCTGTTCGGTGGCGAAGTGGCGCGCGTTATCTGCCGTGAGCATCCTCGAACACCTCCTCGACGTTCTCGCGGTTCAGCTTGACGCCGGATGAATGGCTCTCGATCAGCGGCGCGATGCGCGTGTCCCAAGCCGAGCGCGACACGCGCTTTTGCACGACCTTCTCCAGCTGCGCCGGCGATTTGAGTTCGGAGCGATGCGTGTCTCCCGGGGACAGGCCCAGTTCGCTGACCACGTGCTCGACCACCGTTTCATCTTTCCAGCGTCGCACCGGCCGCGTCGGCACCAGGCCCCAGTTTGGGATGCGCTCCTGGCGTTGCAGCTTCTCCAGCGCGTGCGCGCGGATCGCTTCGATCCACACCGAGGCCAGCGCGGCGACGTCCAGCTGGCGGCTCAGCTCGTTGGGATCGTCGGACAGTTTCTCGTCGTCGAACTCGATCTTCGCCATGCGGTTGGCCTCATGGATCAGGGCTGGACACGCGAAAGACACAGGACAAAAACGACACCAAGAACCCGGCACAAGCGGCGCGTCCGGGGCGGCGCAGGCGTCAACGCCCGGGATCAGCACCTCGTCCACCCACAGCATCAGGTCGATGTAATCGAGCGTGGTGCTGCGCACCTTGGCGATCGACCGCGCGTGTGGCTGCACCACGGTGAGCTTGATCGAGTGGATGTCCGGCCGGGGCTTCATGCGGGAGACCGCCGCGACCACGCCCGCCGCATAGTAAAGCATCTGTGGATTGCGGTGCGGGTCGACGATGACACCGGAGCCGTTTTTATAATCCACGATCTCCAGCATGTGCGGGGATAAGAGGACCACATCGGTGCGACCGAACATCGCAACCGGCGGCGGTGTTTTGAAGAACATATCCAAATGCACCGTCATCTCGCAGTGCATCATGTCGTACGCGGAGGACACTGTCGCGACATAGCTCAGCATCAGGTTGACGCCCTCGATGAAGTCCTCGTCGATGGTGATCTCGTGACCCTCCACCGAGTAACCGGTGCCGACCCATACGCCGGGGTCCATCTTCATCTTGTGCGGCGTCTTCACGTTGTTGCCGATGATCTTCTCGATGAAATCGTGCGCCAGTGTCCCCGTCGCAGCATAAATCGACGACCGCGACGGGGGTGCTTTCTGAGAAAGCGCGAAGCTGCCCGGGCAGTTCAGCCACCGGTGCGCGGCTGAAGCCCCGAGCAGCGAGTGTGCCGGAAGTGGGTGGTCAACCGTCATTACACACGCATCCCGACTTTCTGGGCGGCGGCTTCGACCATCGCCAGCAGCTTGTGCCCGTCCTTGGCCTCGATGTCGGAGAACTGCGCCACGCCGAACGCGGTCTGGATCGCTTTGACCTCGGTGCGGTGCTTGGCGTTGAACATATTGCGCAGACCACCGAGCGCCTGCTCCAGCGCTTCCTTGCCGGTGCGTCCGGCGGACGGGAGACCGAACGGATCGGCGGCGTCATCGTCCTCGGTATCAGCGTCATCCAGGATGCTCACCGCGCTCTGCTTGGCCTTGACTGCTGGCGTCATCAGATCCTCGGCGCCCGTGCCATTGCCGGCAGCGGCGAGCGGCTCGGGGGACGGCGCATCCAGCGGGGGACCCTGCGGCAGGATGGGCGGGCGTCCGCGACGCTTGGGCGGTATGGGATTGCTCGGCGGTGTCACGTCCTCGATCGCGACGGCGACCGTAGCGTTCTCCTGCACCAACGCGGACACCAGATGCTGCACCGCAGCGACCTGGGGACCGACCGGCTCGTCGTAGTCAAACTCGAACTGCAAGGTGACTTTCAGCCCCGGCACGTGCGTCATTGTCGTGGTTCTCCCCAATGAGTTCTTTCGTTTCGGCTGCCTTGCGCCGGAAAATGCTCATGATCCGCTGATCGAGCGTTCCGGGCAGGTAAAGGTAACTGGCCAGCACGCTGTCGTGTTGACCGAGTCGATGCGCGCGGCTGATGGCCTGGGTGTTCTCGCCCGGCACCCACGACGCCTCCATCATGGCGACCTCGGACGCTGCGGTGAGCGTGATCGCCGTGCCCGCCGCCAGGATCTGACCGACAAACACGCGCGTGGTCGGGTGTCTCTGGAAGCGATCCACCGCGTCCACCCGCGCGGCGGGGGACGTGTCCCCGATGATCAGCACCGGCTCGTACTCGGCCAGCAGGTTGTGCAGGGTCTCCAGCGTCCGCGTGTGCCAGCCGAACACCAGGAGCTTGCCGACGCCGCACGCCAGCCGCTCGGTGACCCACTCGACAGTAGCCTCGATCTTCAGCTCGCCAAGCCGACGGCGCAGGGTGACCAGCGGCTGGCGTTCGTCGCCGTGCGCCACCTTGCGGAGTTCGGCGTAAAGGTTGCGATCGTCCAGCTTCGCCAGGCGCTGCGCGGCGGTGACCAGGTAGCCATCGAGATGCGTGTTGACGTGTCGGGCGGACACGCCGAGCGGGATGTCCTGCGTGATCACCGGCGGCAGCTCGGGCAGGACCGTCCGCTTGGAACGGTGCAGCACGTAGGGGGACAGGCGCTCGCGGAGGATCTTGGTGTTCCGTGACCCGGTGATCTGGCGACCGTATTTGGTCTCCCGATAGAGGGTATAGCGTTCCTGGAACTCGGCCTCGCCCTCCGGCTGATCCTGATGCGGACGGCGCAAGACCTGCGGCCAGAACACGCGGCAATGCTGGTACAGTTCGCCGGCGTGGTTGGGCGTGGGCGTGCCGGTGAGCAGGATCACCTGCTGCGCGCTCGCCTGGATCCCGCTGTTGGTCCCCCGCGTGCCATAGACTGCATACGTGCGGTTGGAGTGGCCCTTGAGATAATGCGCTTCGTCGATCACCAGCAGATCCCAGGCCAGCCGGGTCAGCTGCGACGCCCAGCCGACCAAACCCCGGGTGGACAGGCTGTCGTACGCCACCAGCACGATCGCGTCCGGCCGATCGAGATCCGACGGCGCCGGTGAGTGCCCGGGTTCGATGATCACGATGCGGCGTTCCCAGTCAGGGAACCACTTAACAATCTCCTGGAACCACACCCGACGGGCGCCAGCCGGGGACACAACAAGTATCCGCCGCGCGTCCAGCTCGTTCGCCGCCATCAGTGTCTGAAGTGTCTTGCCCAGTCCGGGATCATCACACAACAACACGGCCCGAGCGTCTTCGCGCAAGCGCGACACCATCCAGCGCACGCCGTGTTTTTGATAAACGCGCAAATCTGGACGTCCGTCTGACAAGACGGTTCCTCCGTGCGTTAATTTACGGAACGGCAGTGCAGCTGGACAGACGGTATCCTCGCACTAAGGGCTAATCTGACGACCCCGCGTGCTGACTGTCAATCGTGTTGTGCCTTGGCCGGCTAACATTTCCGCGCACGGTTTCGTGAGGACACAACGAAAGACACAACACCGGTAGTTTCATAACGGGTATTTCGCGCCGAAAACCGCCAATAATGCTGCCTCGGCGCGACCGTCATCGCGCACCCGGGCGAACGCCATTGCGCTGTGCGGGAACCGGCGCGACGCGAGGATCCGGGCCTGCTGCTTGTCGGGACCGAGCCGGAACTCGCGTTTCCACTCGGTGGGAGACACCAGGAAGAACGGCACCCGGCTTGCGGCCAGCACCCCGAGCACCAGGCCGAACCCCAGCCCGAAGTTAAAACTGCTGGTGACGCCCTGCTTGGGCATCGCGTGAACCCGCTCGATCCAGGCGACATCGGGGGACAGCACGCTTACCAGGCCCGCCAGATGGGTCTCCGATATAAGGTTCTGTCCCCTGGCTGACGTGCGCTTCACGCTGATCACCGGCATATCCTCGACCGCCGCCAGCGTGTCAGTGTCGGTATCCAGCACGACCAGCGCACCGTGTACACCAGGGTCCACGCCGAGCACCTTCACGGTCCGAACTCCTCGTCGTCGACGTAACAGGTCAGCGGGTTGATGCCCTGACGGATCAGCACGTAGATCACCCGCGCCACCCAGTCCCCGGGGATGCGCTGTCGCTGCTTCCACATCTGGACGGTGGGATAGGGCAGGTTGTTTCCGGGCAGGTATTGATCGAACAGGTCCATCAGTCCGCGCGGACCGCTCGTGATCTCGAATATATAAGGTACGTCCAGTGTGATCATGAGCGGGACCTCCTGTGTTGGGTCGTGCTACACAATACACAACACCACGACGAACGCCAGCACGACCGACAGATGCACTTTGTCTAGCACGACTCGACAAAGAGTTGTGTTGTTCACGCAAAAATCAACCAACTCGCCTTAGTACGGAGCCTGACAGAACGCCGACGCCCTAGAGTTATCCACAGCTTATCCACAAGAAAATATGCGGTTATCCACAGATAACCCAAACTTAACACAACAGTGTGTTGTGTTGTTTGGTATGCCGCGTATATGTTTGCGCGGGTTGGGTCGTCAAGACACAACACCCTTTATCCTTCTAAAACCCACGCTCTGGCAAGAGGACGGACCCTCTATGAAAAAACCCGATAAGCGCAATCCCACAACAGCTCCACCCCCCACGGTGAACCCTCGCACGGCGCTCCCAGTTCGTCCCGAAAACCTGGCCTTCGCCAAGAAACTTCGCGAGGCGATGGCGGAAAAACAAATGTCGGCTTCGGACCTTGCCCGCGCGATCTGGGGAACTTCGCCGGACCCGCGCGGCTATCCCGTGGCGAAGAACCGCGACCGCATCGGGACCTACTTAGCCGGGACCGGCTTTCCCTCGAAAGAAAGCCTGCCCAAGCTCGCGGCCGCGCTTGGTATCTCGGTGGACGACCTGCCGGCGCCCCGGCGCAGCACCAGCGTGCGCGAGTTCTCGGGCCAAGGAGACGTGGTCTTCACCATGCTGGCGGATCACCCGGGCATGTGCTCGCTCCGTGTGGTCAAGCTCTTACCGATCGAGATCGGACTGCGGATCATCGCGCTGATCAACGGCGTGCTGGACGAAGAAGAACTCGGCGGCAAACCGCGCGGCAACAGCCCGAGAGCCGCGCCCATGCTGCCGCCGACCATCGCGCAGTGATGCGATGCTGCTGACCCAGAACGACGTTGCGATCCGGCTGCGGTGCAGCCTCAAGAAGGTCGCGCGTCTGCGGGCAGCCGGCGCGTTCCCCTGGATCCCCGGGCGCCCCCCTCTCGTCAGAGAAGAAGACCTCACCCAATGGCTCACCAGCACAGCGAACACCACGCAAGCGCGGGCGCATCTCGCGCACTTAGCGAAAATGCGATCGTCCGCACCTCAAGGCTCAAACTCAACGCACAAGGCTACTGGCTCGTCAGCTACAGTGTCCCCGGCGAAAACGGCGTCGGCTGGCGCTCGAAAACTTTCTCTACAAAAACCAAGGATCATCAGGCAGCTCAAGAAGCTCTCGAAGACTGGCTGAGAAGCGCGCGCGAAGACCAGGCCGAGACCGCGCGCGAAAAACAGCTGACGGTCGGTGACCTTTTAGAGCTTTACGCGCAGAAGAAAGCGTTCCGTCCCACCGAGCAGGCCAGCTACACCATCAAGACACTGCGCACCCATCTGGGCGGGCTGGTGCCGGCCGATGTCACCGATCGGGTGGTGCAGGAGTACAAGCGGCTGCGGACGCATCCCCGCACCGGCAAGGCGGTCAGCACCAGCACGCTCAGGCGCGAGCTGGGGACCTTGGTCGCGGCGCTGAACCACGGCGCCCGGCACAAGTATGTCGCGGCCACCGATGTGCCGGTGATCGAGCTGCCGGCCGAAACCGCCGCCCGGGTGCGGTTCATGGACCACGCGCAGGAAGCGGCGTTCTGGCAGGCGGCGCAGGACGCTGGCGGCGCGGTCGGCTTGTTCGTGGCGCTGGGGCTGGACACGGCGGCACGCAAGGGCGCGATCCTCGGGCTGACCTGGGACCGGGTGGACCTGACCCGCCGGTTGATCGACTTCCAGGACCCGACGCGGGCACCCAACCGCAAGCGGAGGGTGGTGGTGCCGATCAGCACAAGGTTGCTGCCGGTGCTGGAGCGCGCCGCGCACGGCGTCCACCCAAACGCACGCTTGTTCGATACCGGGCTGCGCAAGGCGTACGAGGCGTTCGCACGCCGGCTGGGCCTCGACTGGGTCACCGCGCACGTCTTGCGGCACACCTGGGCCTCGCTGGCGGCGCAGGATGGCGTGCCCTTGTTCCACATCGCCAAGATGCTGGGGGACACGGTGGCGACGGTGGAGCGCACCTACGCGCACCTGCAACCGGCGCACCTGCACGACGTGGTCAACCGTCGCTGGATCAGCACAGCCGTGCCCGCTGCCGCCAGCAGTGGGCACAGCTTAGAGGCCCGGGGGGTGCAAACCCCGGGCCTCGTCCATAGCGAGGACGCCGCATGAACCGGGACGCGTTGTGGCTCATGCTGGGCGTCGTGGTGCTGTATTACGGCGGCATCCTGGTGCTCAGCTCGCGCGCGCGGGCGCATCAGCGCTGGTTGTGGCGGATCCCCGATCACTGGACCTGGCGGCGGATCCTGCCGGCCGCGTTCACCGGCGCACTCGTCTATGTCGTTGCGCTCGCGCTAGTCATCGGTGTTCCGTTGGGCGCGATCTGGTGGTTTGAAACAGGGAGGTAAAACCCAGAAGGGCCGGCCGCGTAAGCGACCGGCCCTTCCTTCGTTGTGTACCACCCACTGGTTCACACCGACAGGACCAGGCACCACCCCGGCCATGCCAGCGCGCAATATGGCGGGTGCAAACCAAGCGCGCAACCACCGTATCTAGCGGATGTGATCGCGGGTTGACGGCGTTTCTGTGACAGGCGCAGGGTGTGTTGTGTCCGGTTTCGTACCAGCTGGACACAACCACCCTCTCACACCCACAGGAGCCTGTGCGATGCCCCATGCAATGGGCGATAGCCAGCTATTGCCGTTCCCCCCGACCAATCACGCGTTCCTCGAAGCCCTGTTCGGCGCGGACTGGCCGCGTGTGCATGTGACGAGCTTCCCGGGGGATCCGGGCGCACCACCGCCGGGCGCGTGGGCCGGGGGGCCGGCCGGAAGCTTTCCGCTCAACACGCTGGAGAACACCTATTACGCGGTCTCGCTGTTTCGCGGGGGACAACGCAAGGCGGGTTTTCTGGAGCGCTGGGTGGTGCTCGGCGTCGACGACGTCGGTCCCAAGGTCAAACCCGCCGATGTGCTGGAGCTGCTGGGCGAGCCGACGTATCGGATCGAAACCTCGCCCGGCAACCAGCAATGGGGCTACGCGATCGGCGACCGGGTGCGGATCACGGACGCGCTCTGGGCCAACGAGTTCATCAAATCGCTGATCAAGCAGCTGGTCGGCGAGGACGCGCGTGACCCGGGGATGCGGGATGTCACGCGCTACCTGAGATTGCCCTACGGGCGCAACCAGAAAACCCAACACGTGATCCCTGGGGTGTTCAGCCTCGGGTTCACCGTGCGGGGGGTCACCTGGCAATGAGAAAGAGCAGTTTTGAAATAACCGATGCCCTCTGCGCCAGGCTGGGCATGTCCCCCGTGTC